ATTTTTTAGCTTTCTCATCAACTATTATTTTTACAGTTTGCGCTCTACTTAGAGTGACCCCTGGTGCCAGATTCTTGGCTATCTTTCCTATTTTCTCGTAGCAATCATGTGACACTGCGAGACTTTTATATTTACTTATATCAGTCATTAGTATATCCTTTCGATTTATATATAATCATATAGGATTATTATATTTAATTACAAGGTTGTCAATGAAATTTTTTTTAACAATATACATTTGTTCAGTTGTATCTCAACAATGTGCAGAAGTACCACCGGTAAAACATGATTATAAGCGTCTATATAATACCCATTATGGGTGTGTTCAAAAAGGGTTAGGTGAGTCGTATGGTATATTATTTGATGGAGAATTATTTAAAGCAGATGCTGTGGAGGCCTTAGAATTATATCCGAAGTTTCAGTGTGAAAAGGTTGAAAATTATCAAGAGAGCGAACCAAACGATACCACTCCTCCCGAAGAGAAGGATCTTTAGTTTTGTTGTACTCAACAGCTAGTTTATCAAGATCCTTGGCCCTTATATCTAGTAAGTTTTTTTTGTCTTTTCTCATTTTTATTTAAATTTTTCTTGTGTTGGCGAGGCCCTCTTTTTTTAGGCTTGTCCCTAGGAATGTAGTGAGTGAATTTTTGTTTAGCCATTTGCTTTTATATATTCTTTATCTCTTTCACTTAACTTTAAGTATCTTATACTACCATTTATGTGTTGTCTAGTATCTGAACCACAGTTAGTGCATCTATAATAATCAGTAACAATAGCAACTAAAATAGTATCTTCTTCGCACTCTTCACAGATACCATGAACAGTGTCTATGTTGCTAAATGTTTTAAATTTATTAGACAAGATCTTTAGCCTTTCCAATTACAGGTTTATATTTTGTTTTACCTTCTGATTTATAAGCGTGTAAATATTGTTCACGTCTTCCTTCAGGTATCCAAGAACAGTGTATCCATCCCGAGTTGGGTTCGCCAGGCGTGTAGAACTCGAGGATCAATTGATCTGTCTCAAGGTTCATTTTAATCCAATCAGCAACTTCAGCATTATCAACTCCAACACATTCGAAGTCTGCGGCCTCAGCTTTTGCATGTTGGCTGTTCCGACTTGATCCTATAGCAAGACATAAATCTTCGCTACGGAATCCTGATGTCACTTTTACTCTACCGAAATGATCCCGGACGGGTTGTAAAATATTTTCACAAAGTGCTTTTAGTTTTTCTATTTGCCCTGAGTTAGGATTATTGTTGATACCTTTACGTATCGCTGTGTCCGATTTGATTAATTCTTGGAGAGAAAAATTTCTACTTAGATTCATTTACAATTTTTTTAATGGCCTTTGATCCATCTATATTTTCTTCTAACTCTGCTTTTACTTTTCCACATTTGTATTCGATATTATCATTTGCTGAACGTTCTGCAACCCTCTTACCCTTTAAACAATCTGACATTGCGGGCTGTATTCTATGTTCTGTAAGCTCCCCTGCTACAAACATGCAAAGTGCAACAACACTACTGATGACCGTTTCCATTTTGCCTTACCTTATCTTTTAATTCCTCTACATCATCTAACGCTTTTTCTAATTGCGTTTTTAAAAATTCTATATTAACTTTGTTCGTCATATTTTGTTCTTGATTTGTAATTAATTTTTCTACATCTTCAAACAAAGCTTCTATTAACATAAATTGTTCTTGATCCGTGGGCTTTTGTTCAGACTTTTTGAGTAAATCTGCATTAAACAATTCTCTTGATGTCTCCAGACTAGTCAACCTTGCCGTCACTTCTGTATATGCGAACACGCCCATTGCTACTAAAAAAATTAGGCTAGCAACCGTCTTCATCGGCATCTGCACTCTTGCCTCTTCTCCAATATTTAATGGTTTATTGCTCATCTTATAATTTTATCCCCCATAAGTTTGATGTCAGGATTTTCTTTTTTATAATCATCTTTAATTGAATCCCAATAGCTTCCATCTGGTTTTTGAATTTTATCATCAGGAATGATTATACCAGAACATTTAGAAACCAAAAGTTTGAAGTTAGGATTTCTGCTTAAAGTGGGGTTTTTATTAACTTTTCCACACATTTTCATAAGCTCTAATTGTTGTTTTAGTTCCATATTTTCTTGTTGAACAGCTTTAAATTCATCAGTACAGGCTGAACCTAGATAGTGTCTCCAAGTTAATCTTAACGACCTATCATCAGAAGGACTAGTATAATTATTATCGGCATTAAAATGCCTATAACTGTTTTCTGAATCTCTTTGTTCGACTGATAAGCTGAGATCACCAGTGCTACAAGTATTAGTACCATTATTAAGATACTCATTTCTACTATGCGCTGGTCCACCAAACAAAGCTAGTAGAGTTAACATAATTATTAGTATCGCTGTAAATCTGTAATCCATCCTGGCTATCTCCATAATACATCCTAATAATTAATTTCCCGGTTAAGATCTTTGATGTCATAACTATGTTCTCTAACTTGATCAGCTAATTGTCTATATAAATTTTCTGCCATCTGCCATGTTGCTTCAGCAGAAGATAGTCTTGTATTAATATCTGTAATATTTTTTTCTAATACACCTACGTCTCTTTCAAGATTAGTAAGTCTTAGCTCATTTTGATTAATAGTATCTGTTAAATTTACAATGTAACGTACACCCGTAAATGTCCCCACTAAAACTGAAGCCACTACAGGTACCATTACTATGTTTTTTTTTAACAAATCTACTAGGTTCATATTGCATCCTTACGTTAACCAACTAATAATTTTTTTCCACCAAGTGTTCCCTGATGCCTGACTCAAACTGCAATCACAGTGAGCACATTTGTTAATACCTTCATGCACGTGGTGACTTATTTTGTGTCCACAAAATTCACACATCTTTGCTTGTGGTTGTTTAATCATTTTTCTTCTCCTCTGTTTTGTAGAACATTTTATTAGAATCTTCTGTTAACCAATCTTTGTTTTCTACATTCCATCTTGTAGTTTGAACTCTATAGTCCGGCACTTCTCTATCAGTAGTGTAATTTGGAGCATCCCACAATATTCTATTATTAGGTTGCGCTGCATAATTACCATTATCTAAGGCAAGTATGTGAGCACACTTGTGTTCCGCTGGAATTTCAGAATGCTCGGTATCGAGTATATTACTATCTGGATGTCCCCAGTCAACAGTAAATAAATATTCGAAAGGGTAATTTATTTTGTCTTTACCAAAGTATTTGCCTCGTTTTCCTCTTAAAAAACTAAAGCAATGAACACTAGGATAATAACTAAAACAATTCCATAATTGAAGATTGTCGATTGCGATATCTGGTACGTCTTTTCTGTCAAATTTTTCTTGAAAAAACGCTGATATAGGTAAACGCCAAAAGCATGCACCATTTGGTAGCATAATGTTAAATAAGAGAGCGCGATCTGTAATAGAGACCACACTAAAGATGCAGCAGTCAACAGACTCTCCTTGATGTTTTTCCAGGTCATAAAGATACTCCTTCCGTATTTTACAATAAATTGGTGGTATGTCCGCATTTAAATAAGCCATAATTTATCACTTTATACTACCCCAATTTGGTCCAGACTCATAGTCTACCTTATTGGGTATTTGTAAGTCAACTGCATTTTCCATTATATCTTTTATTTTTGCAGCTTCTTCATCATTTGTAACAGATATATCAAGTTCATCATGTATCTGTATATGCGGTGTAATACCCTCCTTATAAAGTTCTATCATAGCTTTCTTAGTCATGTCAGCTGCACTACCTTGAATTAATTTATTCAATGCTTTGTAAGTAAAAGCTCTACGATGACCATTCTCGTGCCAGTAATTTTTTTTAGGATTACCATCTTTGTCTTTAACAATGTTTCCTTCTTCATCTAATTCGTTTGGTCCCATTGCTTGAAGCTCTAACATTCTTTCATGATCTTGTGCAGGTACAAACCTACCCCAATCACTACCTTTTAGTATCGGTTCGTATTTTGGAAATCTACATTTTCTATTTAAAATAGTTTTTATCTTACCTTGTTTCTGAGCAGCACTCATTAATTGATTTGTTAATTGTTTTACAAAAGGAACTTTAGCATGATAGGTATCAAATAATTCTTTAGCTTTATCTTTAGATACACCTAACTCTGCTTCTAGTTTAGCTTTACCCATACCATAAAACAAACCTAGGTTAATTACCTTGGCTTGACTTCTTGGAATTTTTGCCATGTCTGCAACAGTTTGGTGAAAGTCTGCTTTTGGATCATTATCATAAGCGTCTGCAATTTTATTAACCGAAGCTAATCCAAATCTTAACGCGTACTCTGTAACTAATCTTGGCTCCTGTTGCGAGTAGTCAAACGTACCCCACTGACAACCTTCTTCGGGTAAGAATAAACTTCTTATTAGTGGTCCTGTGTTTGGATCCTTAGCTGGAATTTGTTGTAGGTTAGGATTAGAGTAACTAAATCTACCTGTAACTGTACCACCATCATCAGATCTAATTTGATTTATTTCCGCATGGATTCTACCTTTGTGCTCATGTCTTAAAATTGTATCAATGAATGTTGTATTGACCTTGTTTATTTTTCTAGCTTCTGCTATCATTTGAATTATAGGATGCTCATGATTAGAAAGGAAGTTTTTTGTAAATGAAGGTGCACCAGTTTTTTCTGTTTTCTCAAAAGGTAATTTTAAATGTTCAAAAACTTTTTGGATACTACGTGCAGCCCATATTTGAGTTTCTACTCCTGTCATTATTTTTATTTTGTGGATCAGTCGTTCTTCTTGTGTTGTTAATTCTTTTTTTAATTGATTCGCTCTTGTCACGTCTACCCGAACCCCTAGGAAACGCATATCGACTAAACAAGGGAAAAGATCAGTCTCTAAATTAAATATATCTTCACAGTCTTCTTCTTGTAATAATTTTTTTACATACTGCCAAAGTTTAAAAGTTAGGTCAGCATCTTTTTCAGCATAAGCTCCTACTTCACTTGCAGGTAATTTCCACATTTCTGCTTTCGGATCTAGTCCTCTAGACTTTGCAGCTTCGTTTAAAGCTTTTTCATTCTTACCTTCGTTAAGATAAAACCATGACAAAGCATTTAATGTGTATGCAAATCTATTCTCATCTAAAACAGAACATGCAATCATTGTATCTACGATTAAACCATTGATTTTTATACCTAAATTACGTATCCAACATACGTCATACATTGCGTTATGAAATATTTTTGTAGCTGGACATTCACAAATATCTTTAAACCATTCTAAAGTTTTAGCTCTATTCATATTAGGTCCTTCACCATGAGCTATTGGAAAATACCATTTGTCATTAAATGTAGCTACAGCAATACCAACAACTTCACCATTACCTGTAACTGCACCAGATCCTTTTGATTTTAAATCAGGATCACGTGTTTCTAAGTCAATTGCAATCTCATCATAATCTCTTAGATCAGGATATTCAGTGGGCTGTACCCATTCGGTTTGTGTTAAGTATTTAGGTATTTTCATTTTTGTAATACGTATTTCTTTGCTACTATCTTATTTAATTTATCTTTATTACTAAATGCATACAGAGCTGCATCATAAGTATGAGGAAATATTTCCCAGTCAACTAATCTACCATAAATTTCTAGACGAAACTTATGTTTGTTTACAGTAATATCTTTAGCTTTAAAATTTCTGTTAGGCATTATTTTTTCTTCTTGTCTTTCATTGTTTTAATTTCTAATTGACAGTAGTGAATTATTTTTTCTAAATCTTGTATTCCCGCTTTGTTTAAATAACGACAAACATATTTTACAACGTTGCCCTGAAAGAACGAAAGATTATTTTTTGAAATAAACTCATAAGGCTGAATGTGAAAGTCTTTGTAATGACTCCCGCCTATCTGTTTATCTTGTGGAAATGAATCTTCAAACATATCTTTATGTGTCATAGTTGATACTCCTTTATTTTCTTTTTAGCTTTCAGTTTATATAAATTATTTCTTGCTCTTGTGATCCCCACATACCACACTCT